AGGTGCGGGTGATTCAGTTCGACGAAGAAGCCGGAACCACCGCACCACCGGCCGCCTATGTGCTGGCCGCCAGCTGCGTCGGCGAAGTGATCGGCGCATCGGCCACGCTCACCACCATGACCTGGAAGCTCGGATCGGCACTGTCGCCGGTGGGTGCGCAGTTCCCGCCGCGCACGGCCATCACCCCATTGATCGGAGTGCCCTGCCGGTTATGAATACACAGCTTTACTACGATTGGAAAAGCGGCAAGTTTGACAACGCCAAGGGGGGCGGACTCGCTCGGGCCACCAATAAGATCAGTACGGCCACATTGCTCGGCGATGCAGTGTCGGCCCAATCTGGCAAGCTCCCCCCGCCAGCCAACGCAGCCGCAGCCGCTGGCAACTCGCCGCTGCAAGTGCCCCAGGCCGCCATGGTGGTGGGCGAGCCGATCCCGATCGTGTTCGGCCGGCGGCGCGGCACGGTTGGCGGGGTGTTGATCTTCCCGAAGGCCACCGAAGCGCGCTTCGAGAACAACGCCACCACCGTCACCAGCCGCTACCACATGGTGTTGGGTGAAGGGCGGATGCCTGACATCCAACGCAGGGACGTGCGGCTGGGCGAATGCCGGATCGGCACCTTCTCCCAGTTTTACAACGCCCGCGCCGGGTCTTGGGCCCCCGGCAACTTCGCCACCGCGCAAACCGGCTACACCGTCCCGACCTTTCCGAATTACACCGGCGGCGGCGGCAACTATCAGGGCCTGTCCACCTTTGAAGCTGGCAACACCTTTACCGGCGGGTCCGACGATTGGCGCACCGGCTGGAACATCTTCATCCGCGGCGGCATGATCATTGAGCGCGGCCGGCTGCTCGACGCCACCGTGGACAGCAGCGACAACCTGGCCGATCTGATCCTGTGGGCGCTGCAGCGCTCGGGCCGGGTGCCAGACGCAATGATTGATCTCACCAGCCTGGCCAGCGCTGCGTTGTTCCTGGAAACGGTCGGCCTGTGGTGCAATGGCCAGTTCGACGCCTCGGGAAACCTGGGGGATTGGCTGATCAAGATCCTGCCCGACTTCCTGCTGCGTGAGACAAAGGTGGGCGGCAAGTTCGGCCTGCGGCCCTTGCTGCCGGTCACCAGTGGCGCCATCAACACCGGCGCCATCACCCCGGAATGGCTGCTGACCGAAGCGGCGATCATTCCCGACAGCTACCAGGTGGACTACGCCGAAGCCGCCAGCCGTCGGCCGGTGGCGATGGCAATGCTGTGGCGCCAGCAGGCCGACGACACCGACGTGCCAATCGTGCGCACGCTCACCGTGGGCGATCAGAACGCAAGCGGCCCAGTCGAGCAGCACGACCTGTCGCAATACGCCACCACCGAGAACCACGCGGCGAAGGTCGGCGCCTACCTGTACGCCAGGCGCACTTTGAGTACTCACACCGCAACCGTTCGCCTGAAGCCTGGGAACCAGACCGGCACGATCGCCGAGGGTGACATCGTTCAGCTCTACCTGGCGGTGGAAACCAGCCGTGAGGCGGTCGGCAGGATCAACCGCTTCTATCAGGTTGAGAGCATCGGCCACTCGCTCAGCGGTGAAGAGACGCTGAGCCTGAGCCACTTCCCCGTGAACTCCAGCGGCCAATCCCTGATCGCCCTGGCGGTGGCCAATGCCACAGCACCTGGAACCACGCTGAGCTCCAACCGTACCGGCGGCAGCTGTGACATCGCCGGGGCATCCACCAGCACCACCGTGCCAACCAAGAGCACCAGCGGAACACCGATCAGCGGCCAGGCCACCGGCGGCGGAGCTTCGAGCACCTATTGGGCGGCGACTGGGCAGTTCATTGATTTGTTTGGTGCCATTGATTCGCCGCCGGGGACCGCTGGCGTGCCTGTTGCTACCGGGCCAAGTAACCCGCTGCCACATGAGACAGATGTTCCCGGCGAGGTTCCCCGCGCAGGCGTTGGATTGGTCCCTAATGCTGGATTCTGTGGCGGCAATCCGCGTACCATTAAATGGTACGCGGACGGCGTTCTGCTTACGACGCATACATTTCCGGTTGGCGGCGGGAGTCCGCTTATCACATATGAAGCGCCAGGCATACAGAAACCATCCTGGTTTGGAGAGCTCACCGAAGGGATATTGCTTATCAAAGTTGGAGACGCAGGCGTTACCTATACTTCCGAAGTTACATGCACAAATGACACCAAGCAGACCCGCGAAACGCTTATAGAATCGACGGGTTTGCTTAGCCGAAACTATTACGTTACATTTACTAACCCTACGGTCGGAGGCTCAGCAATTAGTTACCAACAGCCGGGCTATTTAACCTACGAGCCGCCCGTCAACGATACTTATAGCGGAAGATGGCGCGTTTACGTGCGCAGCAATGCGGGCTATTATTCTATTGCGGCATCTTCGGTGACAACCCCCATTATCAATGTAACCAACACCGTGATTCCATGATTAGCCTTTTTACCAACTGATGGCCACCTTCCCTTCCCTGCCTCCATCAGCCGCGCCGATCACCCCGGGCGCATGGCCCGTCTCGGCAATCACCAGCCTCAATGGCGCCGAGTCGCGCATCAGGCAGGGATCGGCGCAGATCGGCCGGCGGTTGCAGCTCACGTTCACCAATATCACCGAGGCGAACTTCCTGGCGATCCTGACTCACTACCAGGGCCAGCGGTCTGGATTTGATCCGTTTGGATTTAGCACCACCACCCTGGCCGCTGATCTCACTCCATCGGGCCACGCCTGGCTGTACACCAGCCGTCCCCAGGTGGTCGATGAGCACCTCGACGTGTTCACTGTGGTCTGTGAGTTTAAGAGTGAGCCACGGGGGCTGGTGGTGGCCATGGGGAAAGCGTGGGGGACTGGGGCAACGGCATTGGTGGCAGGAGCGCGCAATAGCGGAGTCGGATCGAATGGCAGCAGGTGGGCGACAGGCTCCACAACGATGACCCCAGGATCACGGTCTTCCTAGCCTGTATGCAGGACTGGGATCCCTATGGCATCCATTATCTACGACAGTTTCCTATCCGACGTCTTCGCCGGGAACTGCACCACGGCCAGCACCTACAAAGGGATGCTGGTCACATCGGCCTACACCGAAGACCGTGGCGCCCATAGCAAGCGCAGCAGCGTGACCGGCGAAGTGACCGGCACCGGCTACACCGCCGGCGGCGTGACGCTCACCCTATCGGCCAGCCTCAACACCACCACCCACATCCTGACGCTCACGATCCCCACGGCCACCTGGGCCAGCAGCACCATCACGGCGCGCAAGTTGATCGTATACCGCTCCACTGGCACCGCCGCCACTGACAACCTGGTGGCCTGCGTGGACAACGGGGCCGACCTGATCAGCAGCTCTTCCACGATGATTTGGAACGCCAGCACTTGGACCCTGCCGCTCCCCGCGCCGGTCTGATGGCTGCCTTCCCCTCCATCGAACCGCTGGAGCGGAGTTACGACCTGGGGTCGCATCCGATCTCGGCGTCCGCATTCAGCAACGGGGACGAGACGCGCTTCCTGCACAGTTTCGTGTCGTCAGGCGTGCCGCTGGCGCTGGTGTTCCGCAAGCTCAGCCTCACCGAAGCCCGGCTGATCAGCGCGCATTGGGATGGCCAGGGGACCGCTCGGCCGTTCACCATCCCGGCGCATCTCTGGCGCACCCACAGCTCCACCACCGACGTGGTGCCATCCACGTTTGTCTGGCGTTATGCGAGCGCGCCGGAAGAGACCCCGGCCAGCGGTGGCCTGTTCGATGTGTCTGTTGAGCTGCTCGCCGTTGCCTAGCCATGACCCTCCCCACCCGCGTCAATCTGGCTGACACCTTCCGGCTGCACAGCAACCCAACGGCGACCAAGACCATCTATCTGGATTTCGACGGTCATACCACAACCGGATCAGCCTGGAACACAAAAACTCGACCCGCAATCACAACTCCAGCGTTCAATACTGACAAAGATTCATCTAAGTTCAGTGATGCAGAACTTGAGCGGATCCAGTTCATCTGGCAACGTGTCGCCGAGGACTTCGCTCCCTTCGGCATCAATGTCACCACCCAGGATCTCGGGGCTGATGCCCTGACCAACTCTGGCAGAGCCGACACCGCCTGGGGGGTGAGGGTTGTGATTGGCGGAAGCTCCAGTGACTGGTACGGCGGCTCAGCCGGTGGGGCTGCGCTTCTAAGCAGCTTTGGCAATCCTGCCGTTGGCTGTTGTTTTGTGTTTCCCAAAAACCTTGGCAACGGCAACGAAAAATTTACCGCCGAAGACATCAGCCATGAGGCGGGCCACACTCTCGGCCTTCGTCACGATGGCACCTCCTCCGCCTCCTACTACGGAGGTCAGGGCGGCAAGGGTGCGGGCTGGGCTCCGATCATGGGCAGCGGCCTTTACAAATTGGTGACCCAGTGGAGCCAGGGCGAATACAGCGGCGCCAACAACAACCAGGATGATCTCGCCACCATTGGCAGCGCGGTGGGATTCCGCGCCGATGATTCCAGTAACAGCGCCGCCACCGCCACCGTGCTCAGCGGTCCAAGCCTGAGCCAGTTCGGCATCATCACGACCCGCACCGATTCCGACTGGTTCCGCTTTGCCACCGGCGATGGGCCCGTGAGCCTGTCCATCACCACCGCCCTGCAGGCTTGGGTCAGGGATGGCAGCGGGGGATTCTCCAGCCACATCCTCGCCGGCCGAAGTCCGAACCTGGACATTGCAGCCAGCCTGTTTGCTGCCGATGGCACCGTGATTGCCACCAGCAACCCGCTCAACAAGCTGAGCGCCAGCTTCAATCTCAGCCTGGCAGCTGGCACCTATTACCTGATGGTCGATGGTGTCGGCTTTGGTGATCCGGCCACGAATGGCTACAGCGATTACGGCAGTCTCGGGGGCTACCTGGTTACAGGGACTCTGATCTGAATCAGCAGACTGGGGCCATGGCAAACACCACCGCCTCAGTTCGCGACGCTGCCCAGGAGATCGCCAAGCGTGGCGGGATCCTCCCCCACCAGCTGGCAGCTTTGTCTGCGTTGGATCAGGCTCTGACGCCTGAGCAACGCCAGGCCTTCACGGCTGACTGGAGAGCAGCTGGCAGCCCGGCAGCGCCAGCGCCTGAACCCCAGCGTCATGGGCTGGTCGGTCCAAAGCGGCGACCCGACCTGAAGCCCGGCGACCACCACCTGGTGGTGGACGACAAGGCAGAGACGGTGGTCGCATTCGATCACCGGGGCCAGCGGCTCTGGGGTGTGGCGGCGCTGGCGCGGGGCCAATCCGGTGAAACCGATTGGCGCTCCCGTGGGTCTGACACGCCGCCGGGCCTGTACAAGATCGGCACGATCTACCGGGACTACGAAGCCGATCCATCCAAGACTTTTACCGCCGAGCGCCGGGCCTACGGCTGGTACTCATTCGACCTGATCGGCATCGAGGGGCAGGAAGGGCCGGGCTCCACCGATGGCAGGGACGGGATCATGGTCCACGGCGGTGGCTCTGCCTGCGGCTGGCCTGGTGCCTGGCTGCCGCTCCAGCCGCTCTACCCGACGCTCGGGTGCATCCGGATGCACAACCGGGACTTGCGCGATCTGCTGCTCCCCCTGGCAGGGATGGGCACGGTCTACGTGTCCGTCTATCAGGAAGGAAGATGAGCGAGCGCACCTTTCAATGCCGCCGTAACTCGACCTGTCGGGCCTGGCTGCCGGAAAGTGCGATCGAGTGGCAGGAGACATCGGGTCGGCGCCGGCCGTTTTGCGCGCCGGGTATGTGCCCCAACAACAAGAGATCAGACACCAGTGATGAGCTGCTGGCGCTGCAGCTGGATGCCCGCAGGCTCAGGGCCGAGGTGCGCGACGCCAAGGCTTCGGCGGAGCGGGCCCTGGCCAAGCTGGAAACGGTGCAGGATGCCCTGACCACAGCCCTGGAGATCAGGGACATTTTCGACCAGGGCGCGATTGAGCCGCCGGGCAATCCAGAGAAGGAAGAGGCGGCACCGATCCTGATGATCAGCGACATTCACTGCGGCATGGTGGTGAAGCCGCAAATTGTGAACGAACTGAACGAGTTCAACCCTGACATTTTCGACGACCGGCTTGATGCGGTGTTCCGCAATGCCCTGAAGATCATCAACGGCCAACGCAACACCATGACCATCCGCGAGGGTGTGGTCTGGCTCGGCGGTGACATGATCGAAGGAGAACTGCACAACGACGCCGTGCAGAACCAAACCCTGACCACCACGCAACAAATCGTGCGGTGTCAGCTGGCCCTGGTGCGAGGCTTTGATTATCTGCTGGCCCATTCCGATTTGGAACGGATCATGGTGCCCTGCAACGTGGGTAATCATGACAGAACCAGTAAAAAGCAGCAAAGCAATTCAACAGAGAACAGCTTTGCTCATCTGATGTATCACAACTTGCGGCGGCACTACAGGGATCAGCCGCGTCTGGTGTGGCAGATTGCCGATGCTGATTGCCTGTATCTGAACGTCTACAACAAGCGGCTACGGTTCTTCCATGGTGATTCGGTGAAATACAACGGCGGCGCAGCTGGTCCGTTGTGGAACGTGGACAAGCACGTCAAAAACCTGGACCAAAGCATCCCGGCGGATAACACTTTCCATGGTCACTTCCATACTTTGAGCTTTGGCAGGGCCACCGGAAATGGCTCTCTTCCCGGGTGCGCCCCGTATGGCCACCGCCAGGGCTACAGGCCCGAGCGTCCGCAGCAGGGGATGCGATTCCTACACAGCGACAGGGGGTTCGTCGGGTCGTTTCCGGTTTTCACGGACTGACCAGCGCATCATCAGCTCCGTTCGATCCCGGCCCCGCAGGCAGATCCCACCGCTGCACACCTCCCAGGCCACGCCACCAGCATCATCGACGACAGCGCGGATCAACTCAGGCTCGCCACACTGATCCAAAGGTTTCTGCGCTTCCATGGCTCCCGATGCTCCCGACTGGTGGCTTGACCCGACCCTCAGTCTGGCCAGGGAGCTGGAGCTTGAGACAGCGCGGCGGGCCATCCCCAAGCTCCACCGCCACGACCTTGAGGCCCGGCTGGATTCGGCATTGGTCCACGCCGTCACGATGGATCACCTGCTCCGCCAGGCCCTGGCCCGCGTCTCTGAGATGGAGCTGCGCGAGCTGGTGGGGCA